GATCTTTGCGCCTTCGATGCCGAACCGGGAATCATACTGACGGTTGACCTTGGAGGCGAAAACGAGATTATTCTTGAGGACGCGCAGCGCCTCATTCGTAATCATGCTGATTGTAAGAAAACTATTGGCCATGAGGCTCACTCGCGCTCACGGCAAGCTGTTGTTTACTTGCCGCCGCTGTTACGCCAGGCCTCAAACTCAGAGAAGCTCATCTTGCGGGGATCTTTAACGACTGGTGCCGCTGTCGCCGCTAATGGCTTGATCGGAGGTGGTGCTGCGCTGGCTTTGGTCACTTGCTTTACCGGAGTGGTCTTTGTTCCGGTCAATTCGAGCTCTAACTTCGCCAGCGCTTTCACCTGTTGCATCGGTGGTAGGCCAAAAATCCGTTGAGCTTCCGTCGTATTCTTTGCCAGGGTGTACCCCAGCTTCGGGCCAATCTCAGACTCAACCAAAAACTCGCGCATCGCAGGAGTCAATGGGAGTTGAACATCGGCGTACTCGTCGAAATCGTCAAACTCTGTCGCAGCTTCTTTGACCTTGGCGCTCCAAGAGTCGGCTATCTGCTTAGCCCTTACCTCGGCAACCTTCTGCTCGGCCTTCCAATCGACTAGCGCCTCAGTGTACTTCTCAAGATCGCCGTCAAACTGCTCCAAGCTCGGTCTGCCATCGGTGTGAATCGGCGCTTCACGCTCAGCGGTCTTGCCGCCAGTGCTTAGTGCCTCAATTTGTGCCCGTAACGCTGCAATCTCTTGCTCCTTGCGTTCAAGCTTGCGCTGGAATCCGCCCTTTTTCTTGACTACCGGCTCAGCGTCATCTTCGCCAGCCTCATCGTCACTCTCAGGCTCATCCACCGTCTCAGGTGCCGCCACTTCCTCCGCCTCGGGTGCCGTCTCGCCAGCGGGTTCAGGTTCCGCCTCAGCAATTGGCATCTCAGGAGGCCGTGTCGCGGCCTTCACTGCCTCCATTTGTTCCATATCCGACATGGTGTTGTCAATTGAAATCATTCAGTTGGCCCTCCTGAGGCCATTGGTTGCTGTTGCGAGGCCATCTGTGATGCCTCGATATCCTGCTGATACTTGCGCTCCATCTGCTGCTCTGCATTGGAGACATCGACCTCGTGCTTCGCCGCTGCGTACTCCTGCGTCATCAGCAATTGGCCGAGTTGCGCGTTGATCTTCGCCATCTCAATCGCAATTTTGGTAGCGTTCTGATCCGCTGCGATGCGTTCCTTGCTTGCGATCTCATCGTTCTTGCTCTCAAGCTGCTTGCTCAGATCCTCGATCACTTGCGTAGCCTGTTGCGCGAACTGGTCGAGTTGCGCCAACCGCGCTTGCACCTGAGGCGGGATCTCTGCATTGCCCTCATCCTCGACGATGCCAGGGGGCAAGCTATTCTTCAGCCGCTTGGCTACTTCCGATGCGCCGGGGAAGTCCAGATTGTTCACGATGATGTCAGGGGCGAACTGCCCTACTGACGGGATTACCTTAGCCGTCTCGATCATCATTTCGGCGCTCTGCTCTCTCTTAGTGGCGTAGCTAGGCCCTGTTTCGACCGTGACATCGTAGCGCATGGCGGTGAAGTCGTAGATGCGCTCCACGCCCTTAACGACCGTGGGTTTGTTGATCTCTACCACATCATCGGACATATCGCCCTTGACGATGCGGAGCAACCTCGGAGCGTCGTACACCTTGGGTACAGCCGACATAATCACGCGGCCCATATGCTCGTAGGCGCGGGATGCGTTGTCAGCGTAGTTCAGGTTGGCAATGTCAGACTCTTTTTGCCGTGCAAGGATAGCGCGTCCGCTTTGTTCGCTGCCCTGATCGCCTAGCGACGCTTTGTAAATGCCCGTGGTGTGCATCAGGTCACGGCTAGCCTGCTCAATGCCCATGGCGATAGCCTGGATTGGTGCCTCATACGAGGTACGCTGCGGTGCCCCAAGTACCTGACCACCGGAGGACACTGGCTTATACGGCAAATAGGGGTAGTTGCGGACGTTAGCGGTACGCCACATCTCCTCATAGCCCTCAAGCTGCCCCTCTGCGATGACATAGGGAGCCTTCGGGGTAAGGCTGATGGCCTCAGTTTCCGCCGTGACCATGACGTTGTAGCGCCGCTGCGGGTCGATGGCATCGCGTACCATGCCCTTAACGATCTCCACGCCGTCGACGATGATCTGATCCCCGTACATGCCTACAATCGGAATCATGGCAAACGGAGTTTCACCCTCGTCGATGATGTTCAGCCCGTTGGCCTTGCACCATTTGACAACCGGGACCTCTACCTCACGCGTGCGGATGATGGCTAGGCCGTTGTCAGGGTTGAACTCACCGTCATAGCCCGTGGTGCCATCCTCGAACTGCACCAGTACCTTCGATTCATGCTCAACATAGAAGTACTCCACCACGCGAACGCCGCCATTCGGAAACCACATCGCCGATTCATCGCCAAGTGACCGTATAGCGTCAGCGGAGTACGGCTCAGCGTCGGGGTATTCCAGCGCGAAGTCCTCTTTGGTGTAATCGTGTACCACGAATGCCCACTTCGCATCTTCTTTGTTTGGCATCTGGGCGCCGGGATCGATGTACACGCTGAAAGGGTTCTTGATCCACTCCAGCTTGATCTCCTGATCGAAGCTATCCGGTCCCTCGTAATCCGTGAGAGCTCGCAGATAGCCAAATCCGCAGATCGTCATATACTGAAATGCGTTGTCGTAGGCTACCTTTGCGTTGGAATGGCCTTGGATGCGACGGCAGAGGCCCTCGGCAATCTCCGCCATCTCCTTCGCCACGTCGCCATTCTGAGTCGGCTTAATGATCGCCTGAGGCCGCTGAGCGCGGTGCTCATTCGTCACCTGTTTGGTGAACTGCGGCATCCGGTTGATCGTGAGGCACGGCCTGCCCTCTTCCTTGCGTTGCCGCTCCACCTGGTCGTACCACTGGCGACCGCTATGAAAGCGCACATCCTCCAGCGACAAGGCGCGTTTGTCCGCTTCGGCTTCCGCCGCAAACTTAAAGCGCCGCCTCAGAGTCTCGATCTTGGTTTCGCGTTTGTAATCGTCTGCCGTAGTAATCATCCCATCCATGCCCCTTGCGTTGCTCCGCCGAGATATGAGCCGACTAAGGGCTTTGCTACAGGTTTGGTAGCCGCTCTAGGCTTACCACTCATCACAAGGTAACGCATAGCGTCGAGCGCGTGGTCATTGGCCTTGACGATCTTGCCCTTGTCATCGCGGCGGTAGATCCTGAACTCTGCCCTGAGATTGGACAATGACGCGAATACTTTCAGTCGACCGCTGCCCATGCGCGTGAAGCACTCAAAGATGCCAGCTTCCACGCTATTGTCCGCGTTCTCAAGGTCTAGCCCCATCGAGCGGTACCGATCTATCAAAGCTTGCCCATCGTGCTGAGACCTGCCATTAGCCGCAGGGTCGATCACCCCCTTTATCCACGATCCGCGTGCTTGAACCGCGGCTACATGAACGGGAGGCTCGCCCTCCCCGCGATAGTGCTCAGAGTAGCAATAGAGCGTATCCGTATCCCGATCCCATGCGCCCCAGATAACCGCTGTGCGATTCCAGCCCACGTCCATTCCGTAAGCGCGCGGCCAATGCGCCGGGATCTCAAAGTCATCCACTACGATGTCAGACTCAGCTATCGGGTAGATCGCACCGCTGCCAAGCTGCGGGATACCCTTCATGCGGGCATCGCGCTGATACGGTGGGATCGACGCCATCAGTTGTGACTTAGCCGTCTCATCCAAATGGGGCACGTCGTCCCAACCGCACATAGTGACGTGCTTGAGTGACGACCCATCGTCATTTGACGCCCCACCGCCACTAATCTGCCCACCGGGGAGGAATGTCAGGACAACTTCTGTTAGCCCGGATAGCGGCGTAAACGTGAGCATTACGAGGCCGTCCGTGGTCATGGTACGAATGACGCATTCCGTGTAGATGTCCATTGGGCACTCTTCGTCAGGCCAGATAAAGTCCTGCGCCGTACCCTGAAATGCCTCGCGTCGCTGGTCATAGCTCTTGAACACCAGCACGCTATTGCCGCCTGACTTGTGCTTGACCCATACGGTGTCGATGGCGTTGGCAATGCCCGTCTTAGCCGTGGTGTGTACGATCAGGTCACCCGGAATCATGCCGGTGCCAATCTGGCCCGGATCACCCATCAGTGTAGCCTGCACAATTTCCTTGACCGTCTTGCCAGTGTCCCCCGCTGCCCAGCCCTTTACAGGCTTATTGAAGCGCTTCCCTTGCCACCAGTCGGGGTACTGTCCCGTGAGATGCAAGGTAGCCTCATACGCGCCGGCCAGCGTCTTGCCGACACGGTTGCCGGCGATGAAAGCGCGTTCCCTGAACTTAGCGCCCGCCGCAAAGAACTCCAAGTGCTTGCCATACAGCTCACGGCGATATGGCCCTCTGTCAGGGAAGTACCGCTTGATTGCGTTGCGCCGCCTGCGCTCAATCTCACCGGCCAAGTCGAGTGTCAGGATCTCAGGTATTGCCGTGGTCACGCTTACCCCGTTTGGCCGTCACCAGCTTGGCTTGGCATTTGCGGCATTGAGCCTGCGGGTAATAGTGGCGAGTACCGCACTGTGGGCAGTTGCGGCAATCGAGGGCTATGAGGCGCTGGAGGGCTAGTGGCGAGGCGTGGGCTACGCGGAATGCTGTTGGGTTCATGCTATAAATGCCCCGTATTCTTTCAGCCAGTTCTGATACTCAGGACTAGACTTCCAACACGATTCGCATTGAGTGCCACCGAAAGGCTCTTTTTTACCACAGTCCTTGCACTTGCCGTCCCGATGCCACGTCAAACTAAGCCATCCTCCAAATAGACGCACATTCAGGCTCCTGTCGGAATGAAGGATGCCTATGGCATAAAGTAGGCGTTTGACCGTGTACTTCATTCTTGCCCCGCGATCTTCTTCTGAAGCTGAAACGCTACCTGAAGCTCATCGTCCGACAGTGCTTCGAGCTTGGCGGCTGCGATGACGATGCTACCACCAGGGCCTGTGCCGTCTACCGTCAACTTGGAGGCGTCACCGTACTTGTCAGGGCGCATCTTGGAGGCAAACCACTTGCGAGCGTCGATTCTGACAGCGCGGGATCGTGGATCTTCGTCGAGGTTGTCAGCAATAGCCAGCGTCTGTTCAGCTAGCCGGTCGATTCCAGCGGATCGCGCGCGCGCGTATCGCTCAGCAAATGCGCTGTCTCGCGCCACAAGTTCGTGTATTGCAGTTGCTCCGGGTAGCCGCATCGGATCGCTGCTGCAAATGCTGCGAAGGCTCTCACCGTCTTCTAGCCGCTTCAGGATCTCGTCTGCGATAGCATCCGTAATGCGTACCAGCGGCTTCGTCTCAAGTTCGCGTGCCCGTTTCTTCGCTGCGATAGCTTGGCGTGGTTTCGGCATCAGTCGCGATCAAGCCTCTTAGCTAGGACTACAGCTAAAGTGCAGGCCCCGTAGACCATGAGGAACAGCATCAGGCAGGCAAACGCCGCTTCTACTGGTCCCATCGGAGGCATCAGTGCTTCGCCTTTCGTGCCGCGATGATTTCCTTGATCTTCAGGGCAACGTCTGCCCCGGCTGCAATCTCATCGCCGGTGGGCATTTGTTTGTTGATGGCCGAGGCATCTTTGGCGAGGATTAGGCCGATGCTGGATGCAATGCTAGTGAGCATCAGCGGAGCAGCGTCGGGACTCATGAGGATTGTGGGGTTGTGGAGGATGGCAGCGGCGCTCATGGTGAGGCCGAAGATCCCGGTTAACGTTGTCTTCCAGCTACGCTTGGATGCCATGAGGCATTTATAGCTGTATTCGGTTGTAATGTCAACGGTGGAAGAATATCGTGCGTTTATTCGGCAGTTTCGGTACTTCGGAACACACTTCTCCCCTCCGCTGGGCCAGACGGAATAGGACCGTGTGACAGGCGAGAGGCCATCCATTGAAGGATTCAATAGCGTCGTTTCCTGCATCTCTTTACATCTTGATGCTATCGCCTGGCTTTCGTTCTCACGTTCCAGACTTCCGCGCTACGCCTGCTATGGTGGGTCGCTTGGGTTATCCTTGGAGTCCTGCGCTCCACACCATAGGAAGAAACTTGCTTTGATTCTAGTTCAGCTTGCTTTCGTCGTCAACATCCTGTCGATACCATATTCCGGATCGCTCATCCATCTGGTTTACTACGGCAAGTGCCGCCTCTTGCGCCGCCTTGTTGTCCCTCATCGACCGTGCGCGATATCCGATCTCAGTCGCAATCAAGCCTAAAACGGTTTCGATGTCTTTCTCTACTTGTTGATTGGTTACGCGAAAGATGCGGACTTTCTTCTTTTTTGCCGCTTCCAGCTTTATCGCATCCTCAAGAAAACCGCGCGTTGTAGTGTGAGATTTGCCATCGACTTCGATAGCCAGCCTCAGATCACGGTTGTAAAAATCAAAAATGAAACCATCAAAAGCATACTGATGAATGAACAAGTTGCCCCATTTTGCATCCATGGCGTTTTTCAGAATTGCCTCATGCTTTGTCGGCTTTTTCCTCATGCGCGCTGATGCCACTACAGCAAAATGCTTGCGCCCAAAAGTAACCGAACCTCTGCCTACAAGTCTCACTTCTTCACCTCAACCGCACTTCGAGCCGCATCTATCAAGGCCAAACGTTCCGCGCTCAACGATCGCAATGGCGAGCAATCGACAAAGAATGAATCGCGGCGGTCAAATGATTCAACCATCGCCTGCCTGATAATCTCCGAGGCGCTTTGCCCGTTGCGCTCCATCTGCGTCTTAAGCCGAGCCGCAAGCTGTTCTGGTACATGCAATACTAGCTTCATGGTATCTATTGTACCCATTCAATAGCCCACATGACAACACCGAACTTAGAGCAATGGCCCGCCGCTTCGACTGCTGCCGTAAGGCGGGAGTGCGCTAGCCTAGCCCATCAGGACCGCTCGCAAACAAGGCCCCCTGCGTCACCGTCGGAGGCTTCTTTAGTTCTGCTACCAGCAGCGCGTATGCCTCGGATACCGGCAGCGATTGACACAGCCCACGCCCTACCCTATCGGCGTAGTGGACATATGCCAAATGCAAACACGCCACATTGCGCGTATCAATGCAACCTATCCGCGTCATCAAGGCTTCAGCTTCAGTGCGTGTCATCACTTCGCCCTCTCGATCCACGTCTGCGGGATATCCTTCAACCCCTTAGCCGTACGCAATGTAAAATGATACATCCCCCGCATGATGACACGCGGTCGCGGGTCATGCACCTTAGCAAATTCCATCTTGCCATTGTGCGTCTTGTACTTCACGATCTGCCCGCGCTCCAGGTTCAGCGGTGTCACCGGCTTGATATCGCTCATTTCACCCTCCCTTTCATCTTCCGGCTCTCGTGTATCGCCTTAGTCCTGCGCTGGTCCTCACGGTGCCGCTCAATCGCCTCAAGCTCAAGGCGAGCCACTAGCGCCTCCATTTCGGCCAATCTCTCAGCGCGTGGCATGTCGTGAGTCTCGGCAATGAATAGTAGCTGGTACGCTGCGTCTGAATGCGTCATGCTACATCCCTCCGTGCCCGCGCCATCCCAGCAGCGCATGAGCAGCGCATGACAGCCTCCGACAGTATCCGACCCTCGGGCATGATCTCCCGCTCATAATGCCGCATCCGCCGCCCAAACTCCATATCCGCCTCGTGCGGATCGCGTACATGGTACCGGCAATGCCCGTGCCGCACGAACGGCTTGTACTCCTCGTAGCACACCAGCCAGCCCGTCCCGCCGCAACTTGTACACGCCTCATGCTCCCCTGGCTGCGGTGCGTATATCGGCCTGAGTGCCAATGCAATCCGCCGAATGTCAGCCGGTGCCGGTGCTACGGTCTGATCCAAAATCCACTCA